GCTGAAAGAAACTGTACCAGCCGATACATCACCAGTGATATCACCAGTAACGTTACCAGTAAGATCCGCAGTAATTGTGCCAGCAGAGAAGTTTCCAGAGCCATCACGCTTTACGATGGTGCTTGCTGTGCTTGCGTTAGTTGCCGCGTCTACTTCATCAGTGTAAAACTTACCACCGATAGTATGGATGACTTGATTGCCTCCACTATCAACTGACTCCATATACAGCTTGGCACTAGCGCCATCATTAGAAGCATCTTGGGCATACGCCATTTCGCCATTTACGAGATCCGTAGTGGCGGGTGCTGTAGAGCCAGTGCTTCTTTTAATCTGAATAACTGTAGCCATGTTTATTATTCCTCGTTTTGGGGTTGTTAACTACAACATCATATAATATTGCGAATAACGGGTTATTTATAATATCAATAAGTTCCACCATCAATATTATCAACAGCGACAGCCAATGAACTTGTTGGTGCCGCTTCCCATTGACCATTATCTTCATTGAAAACCAGTGCGTATCCATCTTCAGCATCGGATACGTCAACTCCTTCCAAATTGTCCAGAGTGGTAGCTGATTGTGTTCTGCTTGTATTGCGAATTGTTTGAGTTACAACCCTATTATCACTAACTGTTGCTGTAACTCTTTGTGAACTATTTGGGACCGTGACCTTCAATGCCATAGAGTTCTCCTTACTTAGTCACTTCTGGTGTGACTGTAACAATTCCTTCAAGGACGCGCAAAGTTTCTACTGAACTGGCAATTTCAATGTCATATACATATCTACCAGCTTTTATTGCGGAAGTTTGGGCGGCGGTTAAAGAAATTGTGATATCACCAGTACCATCTACTTTTGATGTTGTAAAAGCAGTATTGGTATTTGTATAATAACTCTTTCTCATTTGTGCGGTAACTGTGTAATCCGTAAGAATCTTACCCGTTCCGTCATCATTTGTTAAATTGAACGTTAACGAAAAAGTAGTTCCTTGGTCTATAACTATGTTGTATATCGATGCCACAGTTGTGTCCTTTAACAAATTATGTTAAACTGTTTTTATGAAAAGTATCATCACCCTTAAGTACGGCGACAAATATTCTTCACAAGATGTTAACACTATTTATAAAAAAACTAACGCCGACAGTTTTTATTGTTTCACGGATGACCCGTCTGGTTTAGAGCGCGGGATTGAGGCGGTGTCATTAGATAGTGAAATTGAAGGACATTGGGAAAAAATAAAAATACTAGGTAGTGGTATAGAAAACGCATTATATCTTGACCTAGACATTGTAATTCAAAAGCCTCTTGATTATTTATGGGATTGTGACCTTTCAAAACCAAAAATTATCTATTGTTTTTGGAAACCAGAGTGGTTCCCAGAGCATAAAGATGAGCGGTGGAGTTATAATTACCTGAGTTTATATAACTCAAGCATGATAATGTGGGATGATGCCTCACATATATATGAGTACTTCATGAAAGATCCAGATTATTTCATGGTAAAATATGCGGGAGATGATCGATTCTTACACCATGAAGGATTTGATTTCAACTTTTTTACAGAAGAAGATGTTTATTCTTTCATGTTCTCTAGAAAAGGATATCAACCAGAGAAAACGGTTTGTTTGCTAAATGGACAAGACAAATTCAAAGACTTGAGAAAACAATACGATGATGCAGTTTCTTTGCATAAAGTGGGGCAATAAGTACTCCCCCGAATATGTAAACAACCTATACGGCATGATTAAAAGAAATTATAACATGTCTTTTAAATTGACGTGTTTTACTGACGATCCAGAAGGGATTGATCCCGCAGTGAATGTCATGCCGATACCAGACGTAGACCCACTTCATCCAAAGCATTGGTTTGGAAGAGAGCGATATTGCTGGGACAGATCAAAAATCCTCATCTATAATTCACACAAATGGCTGAAAACAGAAGGGCCATTCTGCTACTTTGATCTAGACATCATCATTCAAAACAGAATAGATGATTTTTATAAGATGGCATTCCAGCCACACATGATCTATTCTCATTGGCAAGAAAGGGGTCAAGAGAAACACAGACAATTTACCACTATGCGAGGAACTTACCACAATTCTAGTTGTGTTATGTGGTGGGGTGATCAGTGTGAAAAGATATACGAGGATTTTCTAACACACCAAAACACAGTGTTTAAAACATTTTATAAAGGCACTGACAATTACTATCCATGGCGAGAGTTTATGGTAGTTGGCGACAGTTTTTGGAATTTTCTACCCAAACAATGGGTATATTCTTACAACAGAGAAGGCCAAGTTTATAAGGCACTTCCAAAGCTGTGCCTGTTTAATGCAGATCTTGTCCAACAAAAAACAAATCACAAAAAATTAGAGGATATAGAAGACACTGAAATTCTCATACACTGGAAAGGCAAAGATCAATTTGAAAAACTGTGGCTACCAAAGCTACCAGAAGACTTTTTTAGCTATAATAAAAAAGACATTGACCGTCTAGAAAGATTTTTATCAGAAAAAAACTATCAAAGCATAGAAGAAAAGTTCCTACAAGACTTTCCACGATTTTCACGTGACTCTAAACAGCGTCTCAAAACATTTGAGTTGTTGTCTGAGTGGGTAAACTTCAATTGCTTTGAAGATGAAGAGATAGTAAACAATCACATAGACTTAACAGTTTTAGAAAACATTAAGACTCTGTACGGCAACCAAGACTACAGTTCACTCATCAATACACTACTCAGTGATTTTCCTCGCGTGAACGAGTTTTTGCGTAAGAACAAAAATCTAAAAGCGATCAAAGCATTTTTGCCAGAGTTGACGCCGCTAACAAACGAAACAATCATATCAAACATCCCCAAAGAGTCATACACTCTGGTTGAAGAGTACTTTAAGCAAACAGATTTGAAATCTATTCATAAAAAGTTTTTAGCAGACTTTCCAAACGATGATAAGATTCAACGCGGAGACGAAAAGCTTTATTGGAATCGCAAACTAAAAACTGTTCTGGCCTTTTATGAGGATCGATTTATACTAAAAGAGGAACAAGTTGTAGCGGAAGAAGCTAAGAAAGACGGGATAGAAAGATATTTTTGGAACTGTTCTCTTGATGATTACTTAAATCTGTACAAACGCTTGTTCGTAGAGGATACAAAGAAAGTAATTTTAGACCAAGTTAAAAAGCATGGCATACAGCGAGTATTTTGGGAAGCGTCTTTTGATGATGTTCGCAACCTTTATGAAGCGTGTTATATACAAAATATCAAAGACCTTTTCTACAAAGAAGACTATGAAGAGGTATTCAACAAGCTGTACAACATTATGCCAAAAGATAAATTGCTGGAGATTCTAAATCAAAAGGAAGGTGACAACGAAAGTCTCATAAATTTCTTCCACGCGCACAGTGAAAACTATAGCGACATATATCACGGCTTGTATGAAGACCCGCCAGAGGGTGCTATCATACAGCTTTCTACAAAAATCAATGATACTGGAAATGATTTTGACGATATCTTTGTGACGGACGATGAACTAGGTTTGATTGATATCAAAAGAATGTTTGATGATGTCCATTTGAATTGGGTGATATTTTCTGCGGAAACAACTGATCCCAGAAATGCAAAAGATTTCGATAAGATTTACAAATATTTTGAAGATCGTGGATGTAACATTACAGTTAAAGATGTTGAGCCACATGTAAAAAGCAAGGAAGAAAAAGAAGTTGATATTATTGTGTCTGACAATAGAGCAGTGACATTGGAAACTGTAAAGTCGTTCAAGCAATCCCCAGAAACTAGAAAGGCAGTACCAAAAAGAAAAGAAAGAGATCCCGTGTGGTGTTCTGCGAGAAAAGATAATTACTTCTATGTTAGCGCAACCAAAAATGTATATCCTTGCTTCTACATTGCGCGAGATGTCACCGAAAATAGGCTGTATCCATATCATCCAATTGATTATGAATACAATATGCGGTATAATAGTCTAAATAATTTCTCTGTTGGAGAGATCATATATAACAAAGACTTCTCAAATGTGAGCGAACATTTGAAGAGAAACCCGTTATCAATATGTAAAAAATCATGTGGAAAATGTGAATGAGAGTCAACGCGATTTGCTGTAAGTGGGGAGAGAAATATGGGCCTCACTTTGTAAACAAGCTATATAATATGGTGAAGCGCAACTGTAAGCATGAGCTTCATTTCTATTGCTATACTGACAGACCAGAGGGACTTGATGATAACATTAAAGTCATTCCTTTTCCTGATATTCCTGATATCCATCCTAAGTACTGGTTTGGTAGCGATAATTTTAAATATGGCATGGCGCGATGCTGGGACAGACCAAAGACCTTTGTCTTTAATACTCATAACTTTGCTCCCGATAATCCTACTGGTAGGTTTATTTTTTTCGATCTAGATGTCATCATTCAGAATGACATCACTCCATTGCTCACATATAACTTTGAGAGACCCACCAAACTAAAGTCTTGGTGGCAAGATCCTAAGCCAATGACCACCAGACAATTCAAGCTTGCTCACGGGGCTTATACAAACGGATCATGTCAAGTTTGGTCTGATGATCAGTGTGAATGTATATGGGATGATGTAATAGAGCATCAAGAAAAAATTTGGTTTACTTTTACTGACGGAACAGACAACTATCATAGTTGGCGATGGGGAAGATATGGCAAAGACCTTTGGGATCACTTTCCCGCGCACTATGCCTACTCATACAATAGGGGTAGATCGTGGGATGACGATGATCTGTCTATAGAAAAGTATAGAGACAATGCAATACTTTGTGTCTTTAATATTGACCTACTTCCGTTTGAGGATGCTAGTCGTGGGCAAACAAAACAAGATGAACTTGCAGATCCAGAGTTGTTGAAACATTGGCGATGAACGTATACTGCGTGAAGTGGGGAGAAAAATATGGTGCCTCACACGTCAACCATCTATACGAAAGCTGTCTGAAGCATATAAAGATTGACTTTGATTTCTATTGCTTGACAGAAAATAG